TTACATCACAGAGTAAGTTGGAATAATACAGTACCTAAAATATTAAATCAAAAATGGACAAAAGTAGACACATAAAAAAGGAAGCAATGCTACAAGCGTTAGAGAATAGCTTAGGCGTAGTTACAGTAGCTTGTAAACAAAGCGACACACCACGAAGCACATATTACAAATGGTTAAAAGAAGATAAGGAATTTGCTAAGGCAGTTAAGGAAATAGAAAATATTGCATTAGATTTTGCAGAAAGTCAATTACATTCACAAATGAAGGATGGTAGTACATCAGCAACAATCTTCTATTTAAAGACAAAAGGTAAAAAGAGAGGATATGTAGAGAGGCAAGAGTTAGATGTTAGCACAGGTGAAAATCCTTTTAAAGTAAATGTAAACATCAAAGGCATTGAACATTAATCCTGTATTTACTGAAAGGCAACAATTAGCAATAGAGTATTTATTTGATAAAACTACTAAAGAGGTTTTGTTTGGTGGTGCTGCAGGTGGTGGTAAATCTTGGGTGGGCTGTTCTTGGTTAGTGTTGCTATGTATGAAATATCCAAACACTAGGTATTTAATGGGGCGTTCTAAATTAGATGCTTTGAAGAAAACAACACTTAATACATTTTTTGAGGTTTGTAGCTCTTGGAATTTAGAGGCAAATACACATTATACATTTAATGGCTCAAGCAATATAATAACATTTATAAATGGCTCTGAGATAATACTAAAAGATTTATTCTTATATCCAAGTGATAGAAACTTTGACAGCTTAGGATCATTAGAAATAACTGCAGCATTTATTGATGAAGCAAACCAAATAACTGAGAAAGCAAAAAACATTGTAGCATCTAGACTAAGGTATAAGCTAGATGAAAATGGCTTAATACCTAAAATGCTAATGACCTGCAACCCGGCAAAGAATTGGGTATATACTGAATACTATAGACCTGCAAAAGATAAGACAATAAAACCTTACAGAAAGTTTATACAGTCATTAGTTGGTGATAATGAGTATATATCACAGCATTATGAGAAACAATTATTTGAACTTGATGAATTAAGTAAGCAAAGACTATTGTATGGGAATTGGGAATATGATGCCACCAATGATAGCTTAATAGAATATGATGCAATATTAAATTTGTTTAACCAAAAAGGAAGAGATGGTGATAAATACATAACTTGTGATGTGGCACGTTTTGGAAGTGATAGAACAGTTATAATGGTTTGGCAAGGGCTACACATTCAATATGTAAGAACATTGCTTAAATCAGCTATAAATGAGGTTGTGGAAGAGATTAAGAAACTACAGCAAGAGAATGGTGTTAATTTAAGAAATATAATAGTTGATGAAGATGGTGTGGGTGGTGGTGTTAAAGATTATCTAAGATGTCAAGGTTTTGTAAATAGAGCTAAGGCTTTAAAAAGTGAGAATTATCAAAACATAAAAACACAATGTTATTACAAATTGGCAGATATGATAAACAAAGCACAGATAGGAATAAGCTGCTCAGATGTTAATGTTAAAAACTATATAATAGAAGAGCTTGAGCAAGTAAGAACTAAAGATGCTGATAAAGATAATAAATTACAAATGATTCCAAAAGATAATGTAAAAGCTATATTAGGCAGATCACCTGACTATTCAGATGCTTTAGCAATGAGGATGTATTATGAAATTGATAGCAATTATGGCAAGTATTTTGTGCAATAGAAAAGGGGGCATCAGATTGATAACCCCCTAAACAGAAATGGAAACATAGAGAAATGAGCGGCAAATATAATAACTTTTGTCAAACAATAAACTAAATATTAATTTTTTCTATTATAATATATATGAAAGTCAAAATCAAGAAGGATAAAAAAGTAAAAGAATTTGATTTAATTAAAAGTTGGGATGATGTTAATTTAGAGACTTGGATTAAATTAGTTGATTTCCAAAAAGGCACAAATGCTCAGGAGGCAATGGATAGTATTCAATTGCTTTCTAACATACCAAAAAATTTGGTAAAAGAATTAAGTATTGTTGATGTGTCTATAATAATGCAGCATATTGCTAAAGTACAAAGAGAGCAAGATGGTGCTTTAAAAAGAATAATAAGGCTAGAAGGTAAAGAGTATGGTTTTCATCCAAGTCTAGACAGAATCACGTTAGGTGAGTATGCTGATTTAGAGACATACATAAAATTAGGAATAGATAAGCATTTGCCAGAAGTTATGGCAATATTATATAGAAGAGTTACAAAGAAGAAAAATAATGTTTATACAATTGAAGCATATGATGGTGATACTCAAATACGAGCAGAGATTATGAAAAAAATGTCAGCAAGTCAAGTTCAAGCAGCGATGGTTTTTTTTTGGAATTTCGTCAACGAACTATTGATCGTTTTGCCCTCGTCTTTGATGCAGAGAATGAATCAAATGACAACGCAATAGCATCAAACGACTTTGCCGAGAAGTGGGGTTGGTTTGGTGTTATGCATAGATTGTGTAATCAAGATATAAGTAAATTGGAAAATATTACAACTTTAGGATTGATTGAATGTCTTACTTGGCTAAGCTATGAGACAGAATTAAATTTACAAAATAAAATTAGATTAAATGAGCGTACCCAATAAAACATATAATAACGTAGTGAATACATTACTGAGGATGGCAGAGTATCATAGACAAATCCAGACTACATCAGTAGGTGATTTGTTTTCAATTAATTTAGAAAAGATGGAAAAATTCCCTTTGTTTCATATTAATCCAACATCAGTACAAACAGGAGATGCAACTTTAACTTATAATTTTCAAATATTCATAATGGATATGACAGGTCAAAAAAGTGATTGGACAGAAAATAGAGCAAACTTAATGAGTGATGCTACAGAAACAGATAATGGTTCTACTTTTACTAAATTATATCATACACTTAGTGATGAGCAATCTGTGTTTAATGAGACATTGCAGATAGCAACTGATATTATTGGAATGATGAGACATTCTAAATTTCAATCTGTTGGTGCAGCTCCTGCATATGAGACATATGGTGAAAATGATATTAATCAACCTGTGTATTTTACACAAGATCAATTTTCAATAGAACCGTTCCAAGAGAGGTTTGATAATCTTTTGTGTGGGTGGGTTTTTAATTTAGGTGTATTAGTAACAAATGATTTCAATGCTTGTTATCCTGAGATACCAATTGATGAAGATAAAGGAGCAGGGTTCTAATGATAGAATATTTAAAAAAATTAAATAAGATAAAATTAGGTAAAGTGGAAATTCAAATAATACCACCTACAATAAGAGTAAAGCTATGAACTACGATGATGTATTAGAAAAATTAGAAGCTATTAGTATTAAGCTAGAAAGTTATACTGACTATCCACAAGCAGCCACTAATAATGCTAAACGTGCTAGAAAGTGGAAGGAAGAAAATGGCTCTGATTGTGGTACTAAGGTGGGTTGGACACGCAGCTCACAATTAGCAAACAGAAAGCCTATTAGCAGAGACACAATAGCAAGGATGGCATCATTTAAAAGACATCAACAAAATAAAGATGTACCCTACTCAGAAGGTTGTGGCGGTTTAATGTGGGATGCTTGGGGTGGTTCATCAGGAATAAATTGGGCAATTAGTAAATTAAAAGAAATAGATAATAAATAAGTATAATGCAAGAAACATTAAAATTAATAGAAAGCTATGGATTAAGTGTTGTATTGCTTTTAGGCTGTTTCTATGCTTTATATAATTTCTTCTTTTTTAGTATAAGAGAGGTCAAAGACACATTCTCAAAGCATCACGAAAAGAATGCTAAAAATATGGAAGAGATAAAAGAAAAAATAAATACAATATTGACATTAATAAAAAATAAATAAAAATGGCAGATTTAACAACAACGATTACAGAGTCAGTAATCTTAAACGGTTCTACTCGAGGATCATCCAATACAATTACAACAACAGGTATTGTAGATGTTATGGAGAGAATCTTGACTTTAGCACATACCAACACAACAACTATTGCAACTTTTAGCTCAACACCACACGGAGCTGCAGGGGCTTTAGATGTTGAAAATGCTAAATATATAAGGTTGACTAATTTAAGCGCAACAAGTGATATGATATTAGCTTTTGTAACATCAGGAACTAATTATCAAGTGACTGTAAGAGCAGGAGGATCACACGTATTATTTCAAGCAGAAGATGGTGTATTAGGTGAAGCAGATTCAACACCTGCATTTAGTGGATTAGCTGATATTGTTACAATACAAGCAAGACCATCAGCAAGTGAAGATGTGCAAGTTGAAATATTTGTAGGGCTTGTGTAATGAGTGCAATTGAAAACTATCTAAATATAGTTGGTGGCAATGTAATACAACAGGCTAAAGCTAATTTACGAAAAGCTAAAAAAGGTGGTGGTAAATTAGAGAGGTCATTAAAAGCAATTGTAAAGCCTACTAAGACAGGATATGTGTTGCAATTTATGATGGAAGACTATGGTACTTTTGTAGATAAAGGAGTTAAAGGTACTGGAGGAAAACTTAAAGGCAAATCTTGGAGTGGGCGTAGATGGTATATCGATTATAGAGGCAAAAGAAGAGATAGCCCATATAAGTATGGAAGAGGCACAGGTAAAAAAGGAGGATTGACTACAGGGATAGCATCATTTGTAAGGAAAAAAAATATTAATAAAAGTGATATATCAGGAAAATACATATCAGCAAAAGGAATTAAAATAGCAATAGTAAAAACAATTTGGGTTAAAGGTATTCACGGAATTAGTTTTTTTCAGAAACCTTTATCAATGGCAATACAAGCAATAGAAGGCTCAGGAATGCTTGATGCTATAAAACAAGAAATATTAGATGGGTTCACTCAAGCAGGGTGGACAGAAGAATCATAAAAAAATAAAAAATGGCATCATATCCACAAACATCAATTATACAAAGACCAAGACAAACATTTAATGATGGTACTTGTTTTACACCAGTAGGCTTACCATTAATATTTAT